AAACTTTGGCAAGAAGTTAAGGGAAGAAGCAGAAACTGCAGGAGATAGAGCAATACTGATACTCGAAACTGAAAAGTATAGACAATTCCTTGATGTAGCACTTTATGAGATGTCGAAAACCAATGAATAACAATTTATATTCATGCAATTCTTATTGCCCATTCCACTATTTGAAAGGTGGAAAGGACTTGTGCAAGTTCAGCGATAAGGAGTGCGATTACAAGGGGGAAAATGATGGCGAGAATAGGTCTACAACCCCCAAAATCGCCTATTAGAGCAACAAAAAACCCACAAGCGATAAACTATGTGGGTTTTTTGGTACCTTATTTTTTAGGGGTAATTGTATGAGAAGTTTTTTAATGGATTTACTACACTATATCACACAAACTTTTTCACACAAATAGGAAAATAAAAAAGCGACTAGGTGTGGTGTATGGGTTAGTCGCTTTTTTTAGCCCATCGTGGCTACTTTTTAACTTGATTACATTTTAGCAGAAAAGGGGTTACACAGAAATAGTTTTTTGCAATATGCTATTTTTTGACACATTGCTTTTAGGGGTAGTGTCAAAATTGACACTAGGGTAGTTTCATAAATGACACCACCTTGCTCGCTCGCTTGTGGTGTAAACCACTTAATATCTAATCTAGTACAATATACATACAACATAGTTAGTTATGTTTAGTTAGGTTATATGTAATTATATGTGTCATTTTATGACATATTGCTATATGATAAATTTTGACATCTTGCCAAGTATGTGTCATATTTTGACACATTGCTCTTGCAATCTTCTTGATACTTGCGAGATACAATTCCTAATTCGTTGTAGGTTTTTAGAGCTTTTTTATAAGCTTCTTCTTGTTCTTCTTTTGTCGCAGATAGGTCTGGCAGAAAATAAGCACAATAACCTATCATTGACTGTTCACTAGGCGAGAATTTAACATGGACTCTTGGCAATTCAATTATTGCTCCTTTTGTTTTTAACACCTTTTTAATCTTGCATAATGTGTGCAGACTATTAATCTTTGTTACTTCCATTAAATCGCTGTTAGACATAAAGAAGCAATCATACTCGGTGGCAAAAATTGACTCCTGTTGCTTTAAGGCGAGATACACGCCCAATTCATCACTAGACAAGCCTAGTGTCATTATGCCATAAGGCACTTGCATAAAATGTTTATTATTTTTCATTGTTTCTCCTAAAACAAAAAACACCGCAGAAGATTTGCCGTTTATCTTCTTTGGTGCTTTTGTTTAAGCTATGTCATAAGGTTGGACGATCCCTTATAATATCCATATATTCATTTTGTGGTACGGCAAAACCACTTTTGCATATTTATTCAAACACATACAATTCGCCATACCATCACATACCATAGCTTTTTCAAGCTACCTAAATTATAACACAAACAGGTTTTCACGCAAATAAAAAAAGGGGCGTATGCCCCTTAATTTAACTTACTTTTCGCCAATTCGCTAACACTTGATCCGCAATGCCCTGTTCAAGCATAGGGCAATACCAACATTCGATTTCGTGGGCTGGGCGCAAGAACAGGCAGCGCCCATACATTTCGAGCGACTCACACCCCTTGACATTGATTATCTGCCTTGACTCTATGGCGGTCAGGCAGCGTAAGCCAATTCTTTGAGTGAAATTCAGCACGATTTCCGCTGGGATTATTCGCCTGTTAGGGCATTGTGTAGCAACAATTATGGTAATTCGTGCAGCTCGCCCAAGTTGTGCCAATCGCTGAATTTTCGTTTTTATCGCTCGCCCCTGTTCGCTTATAAGTAGGTCGGCTAGTTCATCAATGACTACTAATATCTTGGCTCTATCGCTCTGTTTTCGCCCTTGCATTTGCATTTCTGAATAGCGACTGTCCATATACCTTTCCACAAGCCCCAAAAGCTCCAAAGCCTGTGCGCTTGTGTCTGCATAGCCCTTTACCGCCCCGATGCCCCTGTACTCGCAAAACTCGACCTTTTTCGGATCGATTAGAAATAAGTGCTTATCGCCTTGTATTAGGGCGGTGGTTATGATGCCGTTAAGCATGACGGACTTACCACTTCCGGTTGTGCCTGCTATCAGCGTATGACCGCCAGATTCCAAGATAGTAGGGTAAATTGTGGGTATGTCATAAACCATAGCTTGCTCCCTAACAAATGCAATTTTCGTGAAATTCACGCATTAAACCGTACTTTTTGCCAAGCGTTACAAACAAGTCTTGCCATACAGCAAGCTCTCCATATGACATACAAATAGAGTTATCGCTAATAATATATTGCCATTCAATAGCCTTATCCCTTGCACGCTCTTTGCCTTTCGCATAAGCTCCAAGCCTTAAACCGCATACAAACTGAATATCCAAGCTCGGATCAAATGTTGCAAGGTGATATTCTTCATGGCTTTCAAATACATAGGTTTCTCCGCCAATTAAAGCATAAATATAGTTTTTCATTTTTCGCCTTTCCGCGCCTTTGCGCCTGTGTGTTGTGATTAAAGCTCTAATAGCTTTATTAAAGGCTTAAAATCGACAGTTTAAGCCTTCTAAAAACCATTAAAGGTATTACTTAATAGATATATTCAATACTGTTTGCAGCTTTTCAATATCATAGTGTGATAGGTTTATGTTTTTGCTTTTGCACAATTCCGCGATCTTTTCGCGCTCGATTCTATTATCATTTTTTTCTACTCTTGAATATCCTTGTTGTGTAAATAATTCGCTAGTTATTGTGCGCTCTTCTTGATACTCAACGCGTACGCCTTTTAGCAATATATCCCTGTTTTTGAATAGTTTTGGATATTTTGCTTTTGTTTCCGTTTTATCAAAAGATTCTGCAAATGGGCAAGTTTTTGTTGCCCATTTATTTTTTACTTGATAATCGCCATATTTTGCAATAACATCATCAATGCTTGCATACTCTTCAAGTATATAAGCTGTATATGTAGCGCCATGATTAAAAGTTAGCTTGTATAATATCTGATAATCTTTTTCGCCTGCTGTTTCGAGTCTTAAATATTCGCCTAATGTTTCAACGCTTATTTCAGATGCGTGAATATAAAGCGCGTACCCTGTTTCATAGCTGTTAGATTCAGTTATATAAAAGTTGTCTTTTCTATTCATATCAAGCTTCCGCGCTTGTTTAATAGCCTTTTGTAGTGTAATAGACTTGATATTGTGCATATATTCATTTGATTCAATAGTGTTTTTGCTGTCTAAATATTTTGGCTCTAATTTCGAGCTATTGCAGCTATACAGAATTGCACCGTCTTTATAGATAGATATTTTTATAATACCCTTGCTAAAATAGGCATTTACGCCTTCCATGCTGCTATACTTGCTTGTTTGATAACTTTTGTTATCTTCTAATGTTTTTATAATCATTTTTTATCCCTTCCGCGCCTTCCGCGCCTTCCGCGCCTTATAAAATATTAGTGTATAAGTATATATATTAATACTTAATAGAACGCGTAACGCCTGTTATCGCCTGTTACGCGCTCGATAAATATTAATTAAACTTGTCAAGTTTTGCGCCTGTGTCGGTTAGATATTCAACGCCATTTGTTACGCCTGTGCTTATTTCAGTCTTTACGCCTAAAGCTGCCAGCCCATAAACAACGCCAGCCAACGCAAGAACACAAACGATAACAAATAGGGTAAAGCGTTTTTTATTTACGATTCTATACATAGGATCACCGCCTTATTTATTGATAACTTGCTAAAAGGTTTTGAGCTGTCTTTATATCAATGTACTTGTTTACATATTCCCAGCCGCCAGCCTTATTCTGTTTTACTATTGCATAGTCGTTGTCCGTCCATGATAACTTTACAATTTTATACATTTTTTCCGCCTTTCCGCGTGGATCGCCACGCACTAATAAATATAATGATTAGTTAGTATATAAATACTTTATAATATAGAGCGTGAGCCGCTCTATACTAAAAATACTTATATCCAGCTTGTTTTTATCTCGCCTATGTTGGCGTTGTGATACTGAATAACATCATTTGCAACCGTTGCGCATACGCCTGTATGATTATTATTAAACCATATAGAATAAACGCGCTCGCCGTCATTTACCTGCTCGCATACGCTGTAATTATGGGCGTTGAGCCACTCTAACGCGTAAAAACTATCATCAATTATTATGCTGCTTAAACCATTGTAACCGCGCAAATAGTCGCGCCCTTCAAAACTATGTTTTTTTACTTGTTTCATTTTTTACCGCCTTATATGTTCATATAGTCTATGTTATTTCCCAATAATTCTTTAAGTGCAAAATATGCCGCGTTAAGTTCTGAATAGTCCTTGCTTATGTTTCCGCTTGTTTCAAGCTCGCCTAAATACTTTTTTACGCGTGCTATATCTTCATTGCTTATGGTTAATTCATAACCGCCTATTTTTTCTTTAATCATGTTTTTTTCCCCTCTGGTGTTCGCCTGTTTGATTAAATAGTGATAAAATATTATTGTTGTATTAAATATACAACAATATAATTGTATTGTCAATAACTATTATACAATATTATTTATTTATTTTTTAACACTATTAAAAAGGGTATTTCAGGCATGATCCGCTAAGACTAAACAACAATACAAGTACATTAATAAGCTATTTAGCAAGTAATTATATAGAGTATTAATAAAATATTATCGTGCTATATTCCGCGCTGCTCGCCTGTTCTTATACTCTAATACTTATACAAGCTATTTATTTAACCATTTACGCCCAAATAATTAATAAACAAGTAAATAATTACATAAGTAAATAAGACATTAAAAAAGTAAAATATTATATTATATATAAATACAATGGACATCACTTTAGCACTTTAGTGTGATAAAGTGTTTTGTGTCTATTTAGGGCATTTATTCCTATTATCGTACATTTAGGAATGGAATATCCATTGATATATAAGGCCTTGCTTGCTGTACCCGGCTAGGGTATACCCTGTGGGGAATATTGAACAAGGGGAAATAGGGTGGGTAACCCTTCCCCCTACAAAAAAATAAAAAGGCTTATATAATTACTTACAGTAGTGGTAAGTATATGGTTATTAGTTAGTATAGTGTTTTAAGGGTTAAAATAGGCGATTAGAGAGTAGATATGGCTTTAAGCGATAAGTTATATGATTTGGGGGATAAGTAATGAAATATAGCATTTACATAAATAATGTATTGACGATAATATGATTGTACGATATAATCATTGTAATGTGAAAGGAGTGAAGAAATGGATAACAGAGAAATCACAAAAGCAATACTAAAAGACGAAAAGCTAACACAAGTACAGTTCTGCGAGAAATTAGGTATCACGCAAGGGTATTTATCAGCGAGAATGAGAAATTGCTACTCTGCGGATGCGATGTATCGTTACTTGTCTACACTTGGCTATGAAATGGTAATCCGTAAGAAAGACAAGAAGAAAGCACCAGAGTATGTGTTAGAAGTGCGAACACTAAATGACGAAGATTAATCACTAAAGGAGAAAACTGAAATGACATACTTTTACGCAAGGGTAAGTACGAAAGAGCAGAACCTTGACAGGCAGATAGAAGTTGCAAACAAGTTTGTAGTGGATAGGTTTTATGCGGACAAGGAAAGTGGCAAGAACTTTGAGCGAACCGAGTATCAGAAGATGAAGAGCGAGCTTGTAAAAGGCGATGTTGTAATCGTAAAGGAACTTGATAGGCTTGGCAGAGACAAGCAGCTTGTAAAGAAAGAGATAGAGTGGTACAAGGACAATGGCATCATACTTCGCATAGTAGATATGCCTACCACGATGATAGACTATGGCGAGCAAGCATGGGTAGGGGATATGATTACTAATATCCTAATTGAAGTGCTGTCGAGCATGGCGGATCAAGAGCGAAAGAAGATACTTAAACGCCAACGAGAAGGTTTAGATGCAATGCCAATGGTAAATGGCAAAAGGGTAAGCGCAAAAACAGGTGGCAACTTTGGTGTAGCCCCAACGCCTTGCCCAGAGTTTGACAATTACTATCAGCGAGTAAAGGCTGGGGAACTTGGAGTCAACCAAGCCATAAAGGAGCTTCACATAGGAGTTAGTAAGTGGTATCGCTTATGCGAGTACAAAGAAAGGAGTATAAGCTACGAATGTTAGAAGAAGAATATAAAGAATTACTTGAGAAGTATTCTAATTGCATTAGATTTAGCGATGGACTCTTGGAGATTTCGTCTGTGTTAGCTCTTGATAGCCATGAAGATTTTGCAATTATAGTAGGTAGAGCCATTAAAAAAGGCTTCAAGGTGGTTGCTATTCAAGAACATATGACATTTGATAAATCAGACCATTATGCGTTATTCCCATCAATGTTTATTGCTGTTACAGCTCTGTTTGCAATGAAACAAGCTAACGAAGAGAATCCAAACTCTTATAGTTATTTTGATAAAAACAAAATACAGACCTTCAAATAAAAATTTTTCCAAAAAGGCTTTCCTAGTGAAAGTTTTTTTTGTTATATTGGTTTTGGGCAAAAAATAAACACATTATGACTTCAGGTCGAAATGGCATTTGGCAATTAAGTTTGCCCATGCCATTTTGCTTTATAAAGGGGAAAAGAATGGGGATTACGCAAGATGAATTAGTAAGGGCGTTCACGCTCTTTAGGGAGAGAGATGTGCAAAAGGCATATAGTGCTTTGGTGGCACTATATCAGCAAAACAAGAAATCATATGACTTAATATATAACTACCGAATTGAGTTACAGCAGATGATGCGAACAGGCAGGGGCGACATAGATGCGATGAACGAAGCATTGCATGGCTTATATGTTCTAACAGGGCAAGACCACTTTGATGACTTTATGATAGCGATAGAGTGGAATAGGGAAGCGAAGGAAAGGTTTTGGCTGCCGAGAAGAAGTCAGCTATTAGAAGTAGCCCAATGCTTGCAAGATTTAGTTGATGATAAGTTAGATGAACTCTTTATCAGCTTTCCGCCAAGAGTAGGCAAGACATCGCTAGTTCAGTTTTTCACGATATGGTATATGCTGAAATACCCAGACAAAGCGAGTTTGTATGTTAGTTTTTCGACTACTGTTGCAAAAGCGTACTATGAAGGTATCTTGGAGATACTCAACGATCCATACACATATGCTTGGAAAGATGTATTCCCACAAAGAGAAGTGGCAAGCACTAACGCATTAGATTGTATGCTAAATATTGATAGGCGAAAGAAGTACAACTCACTAACTTCACGCTCGATAGACGGAACTTTGAACGGAGCTTGCGACTGTAATGGCTTGGCGATAGCCGATGACTTGCACGAAGGAATTGAAGAAGCCTTATCGCCTGATAGACTAGCGAAGAAGTGGAGTACAGTTGAAAACAACTACCATGCTCGTTGGAAAGAAGGGTGTAAACGCTTATGGATAGGCACAAGGTGGTCGGTAGCGGATTGTATATCGCACCGCATAGACTTCTTGGAGAATGACAAATCATGCAAAGATGTAAGATTTAAGGTGTTTAATCGCCCAGCTTTAGGCGAAAATGGGGAATCTAACTTTGACTACCTGTATGGAGTAGGATTTTCCACAAGCGAGTATCAGCAAAGAAGAGCTAGTTTTGAGAGAAACAACGATATGGCGAGCTGGCTTGCACAATACATGGGCGAACCGATAGAGCGTGGTGGTACTGTTTTCCTTCCGGACGATATGCGGTACTTTAATGGCACTCTGCCAGAAGATATTGAGCCTGATAACAAGTTTATGTGTGTCGACCCTGCATGGGGTGGTGGCGACTATGTAGCCGCGCCTGTATGTTACCAATATGGCGATGATATTTATGTGGTCGATGTAGTATTTAACAACAACGAGAAGAAGATTACACAGCCTTTAATAGTAAGCAAGGCAAAACAATGGGGCGTATCAGCAATATCCATAGAAGCCACAAAAGCAACTTCATCGTACACCGAAGGCATAAATAAGGTGTTAAAGGAAGAAGGGCATAGCGTAAATGTGCAATCGCACACCAAAACCTTTACAGGCGAAGGTAAATTGCAGAGAATATTCAACCATGCACCTGATATTAGGGAACATTTCATCTTTTTAGATGGCGAAAGGTCAAGGGAGTACGAACTCTTCATGACAAATGTGTATGGTTTTAAGATGGTGGGCAAAAACAAACACGATGATGCTCCTGATAGTTTGTCTATGGCTTGCGAATATGCCTTTGGCAACAAAGCAATAACCACCGCAAAAATAATGAAACGCTTTATATAGTGTTAAACATCGTAAACTTGTCAACAAATACTCAATGTATTGGTTGACGAGTTTTTTTATATACATAATATTTGAATTGAGCCATAAGGTTCACAAGTATTTTCCTTTTTACAACCTTTGGCACATGGGTTTAGATGTGCCACTCCATTTTATGAGCGATTTATTTGAAACAGGACTTAACGGAAGAAGAAAAATATATACAGCGACAGAAGAGATTACCGCAGAGAATGTTATTGGCGAAGTAACAAGAGCTATGCGACTTCATCTTGTCAATGCAAGAGAAGAAGATGTGCTGTATTGGTATCGTAGAGGTATTCAGCCTATTCTTTCAAGGACAAAGGAAAGAAACAACTTTGTATGCAACAAAATTGTTATCAACTTTGCCGACCAAGCTGTTACCTTTAGAAATGGCTATTTTCTCACAAAACCTGCAACATATATTGGCAGAACCAATGCCGATACAGAAGATGTTGATAAATTCAATAGCTTTGTAAGAAATAGTGGCAAGCACAAAGCTGACAACAAGGTTGTTGATTGGTTTCATACTGTCGGTGTAGGCGTTTTATACATTGAGCCAAGCAGAGATTTGAACCCAATTAAGCCTTTTAAGTGCTACGCTCTTGATCCAAGATGTGCCTTTGTAGTTTATAGCCTTAAAGCTGGCAATAAGCCAAAATACGCTGTAAATTATGTTATTCAAGAAGATAACTATGCACTCTTTGATGTATTTACAAAGGACTATGTATTTAGAATTAAGGGTAGCATGACCGATGCCAAAGCAATAAATGGCAACCCAAACCCTGTTCAAGCAATTCCAATGCAACTTTTAGGGGTTGAACCTAACATTGTAGGTCAAATTCCTATCATCGAATACTATTCCAACGAAAACAGAACAGCTTGCTTTGAAATGTCGATTCCGGCCATGAATGAGTACAACAACGTTGAAAGCGATAGAGCCGATTCCGTTGAGCAATTCATTCAGAGCTTACTTGTTCTTCGTGGGGTTGATGTAGAAGATGGTGTAGATGCTGAATACATTAAACAAAACGGTATGCTTTGCTTACCATTCGTAAATGATAAGTTGCCAGAAGTAAGCATTTTGGCAGAGCAACTAGACCAAACAGCAACTCAAACCACCTTAACTTCACTCGAAACACAAATTAGATATATGTGCGGTATGCCAAGTAGCCTTTCCACAGGCGGACAAAGCTATGAAAACAACGGAGCTGCATATATGGATAGAGGATATGCTATTTGCGACACCATTAATAGAAACACTATTGATTGTTGGAGCGATAGTAACGATAGGGCAACAAAGGTAATGCTTGCAATTCTTTCAAGAAGAGGCTTTGCAATCGACATGACAGAGCTTGACCTTAACTTCCCACCAAATGAAATCGACAACTTACTTGTAAGAACACAATCTGCTGTAAACCTTAAACAAATTGGACTTGCACCAGAGCTTGTACTTACAAAGAGTGGTTTATCACACGATCCAATTACTGATGTCAAAATCAGTAAGAGCTACATTGAAACAGCGTTTAGTCAGAAGGTTGAAGAAAACACAACCAATGTAAACGAGGTGGTAGAGCGTGTATAAATTAACGGAAGATTTTATAGAAACACTCGAAGCCATACTGAATAGCGGCAACATAGCCGAGTGTAAAATTGAAAGGGGTTGCACACCTGTAATCGTAGAGATTAAAAGGACAAAGAAATACCCCTTAACAAATAAATAAGACAGGGTAGCACAAAGGTAGGGTGCTACTAACAGCAATAGGTAGGTGCTATAAGCGAGGAATTTCCTTGCTTGTAGTACCTTTTATTTTTTTATAAATGAGCAAGATTTTAGACAATTACCAATTAGGTTTTGACGAACTAAATATCTTAATGAGCAATATCGTAGCCGATGGCGTAAAGCCAAGTGAAGGCGTATCAGCCATAGAGGACTTCCTTATTAGCACATACGCAAGGGGCGCATACGCAACGGAAGATGATATTGACGAAATGCACGAACTCGATACCGCCAAAATGTTTGAAGCACTCAATTACAAGGTTGAGGGCAAGGACTTTAGGGATAGGGCAAGCGAATACCTGAATAGTGGCGATGTATTAGCCCTAATGAAAGTAGCCGATACCGAGTACCACCGAATGTTTAATCGAGGGGTTATTGATGTCGCCTTATCAAGCGACCAAGAACTCACAAAGACATGGGTAACAATGGGCGATGAAAAGGTGCGTGATACGCATTTTTATCTTGAAGGGGTAACAATCCCTGTTAGCGAGAAATTCGTAACCATTGGCGGAGATAGTGCTTATGCACCAAGTGGGTTCTCCTTACCAGAGAACAACATTAATTGTAGGTGCATTTTGAAAATAGGTAAGTAGGGCAAAAGCCCTTTATATAACAACAGGGAAGTTGTAAAAACGCAGAATAGTCAAGGGAATGACTTTAATCACGCAAGGAGAACTAAATGAAGATTAACACAGCATCAATCGAAGGCTATGCAGAAATGACAGCCGAAGAGAAACTCGCAGCTCTTGAAAGTTTTGAGTATGACGATAAGGAAAATGAGTTAAACACACTCAACAAAGAACTTGGTCGCTACAAAGAAGCTATATCAAAGGCGAACAGCGAAGCAAAGCAATGGAAAGACAAGCACAATGCCCTTTTAAGTGATGAAGAAAAGGCAAAGGAAAAAGCAGCCGAAGAGTACGAAGCAATGCAAAGCGAACTAAAAACGCTTAAACAGGAAAAGCAAATCAGCGATTTTGCAGGTCAGTACATTTCACTTGGATATGACAAAGAGCTTGCACTTGAAACAGCAACAGCACAAGCAAATGGCGACTTCCAAAAGATGATGCAAAACCATAGTACCTTTTTAGCAAGCCAAATGAAGGTTATGCAAGAACAGGCACTAAAGAAGCAACCAGATCTATCCGCAGGTACACCACCTACGAAAGAACAAATTGAAAACGCTGAACTTGATGCGATTATCAAGGCAGCAATGTTATAAGGAGATTAAAAAATGTCTAACTCAATTTCATTAGCAAAAGCGTATTTACCAATCGCAGACAAAGTCTATAAGGTAGAATCCAGATCCGCAATTCTTGATGCAGCAAACGCAAACATTAAATTTCTTGGCGGAAACAAAGTAGAACTCTTCAAAACATCTATCAACGGTTTTGGCGACTATTCCAGAAACTCTGGTTTCCCAAGTGGCTCTGTAACAGGAACATGGGAAGAACTCACAATGCAGAAGGACAGAGGCGTTAGCCTTATGATGGACTCCATGGATAATGAAGAAACTCTCGGACATGCTTATGGAACACTCATTGGCGAATTTATGAGAACACAGGAAATCCCTATGGCAATCTAACTTTGGGGATAATATAAAGCAATTTATATTTAGCAAACTTTCTTAAATGCTGGGAACTCCTGATAGGCTTTAAGTACCAAAGTGTAACAACCTTAAAGATAAGGACAATCAGCAACCAAACTGAATAATATTTAGTATGACTTTTAGAGGATTAATACGATGGAAAATTGGAAACCAATTACAGGCTATGAAGGCTTTTATGAAGTAAGTGATTTAGGTAGAGTAAGGCGAGTTTCTGGATATGTAAATTCAGGACTAAAGCACAATACAAAGGTATATAGAAAAGGTGGAGTGCTAAAGCCACACATTAAAAGAAATGGCTATCTAACAGTAGACTTATCAAAGGCATATGAAGTGAAAACTGTTTCCGTTCACAGGTTAGTCGCAACAGCGTTTTGCGAAAAACCTAATGGCAAAGAGTATGTAAATCACAAAAACTCCATTAGAACGGATAACCGAGCTACAAATCTCGAATGGGTTACAGCAAGCGAAAACACATTACACGCTGCAAAGTTAGGACACATAGGCGTTTGTAACAGAAAACCCATTAGGTGCAAACAACTTGATATGACATTTCCAAGTAGCTATGAAGCTGCACAATACATAAATCAAACATATTTCCAAAACTCCAAGCAAACCAGAGGTATGTCAGGCAAGATAAGAGCTTGTGCAAATGGTTTACAAAAAACCGCATACGGATTCACTTGGGAACATTATTCAGTAGGCTCATCGACTATCTCGTAAGAGAGTAGGGTTAAGTAACTCGAAATGGAAAGCCCCACATAAAGTGGGTGATGATATAGTCACAACTCATACAGAAATGTATGGCAGAAATTAAACGGATATAGAGTAACGAACTATATCGAAGGACTACGGAAGTAGATGCTTTCAGATTTGCAACATATTCCGCTGCTGCTGTAACAGCTACAAACTATGCACAGGCTGACATCACAGTAGGAACAACTGATATTCCTTCTCTTATCGATACAGCAGACGAAAAAATGCAAGATGCAGAAGTTCCAGAAGGTTCTATCCTCTTCCTTTCCCCAAAATGCTACAACGCATTAAAGGCAAAGATTACAAGAAGAGTAATCAACAACGAAGCTAACATCCAGACACAGGTTGAATATTACAACGACCACAGAGTAATCGTAGTTCCACAGGGAAGATTCAACACAGCTGTAACATTCTATGATGGTTCTACAAACTTTGGCTTTGCTCCAACAGCAGGCGGTTACAAGATTAACTTCTTACTTGTACACCCATCCGCTGTTGCACAGGTTGTAAAGCACAACCCAATGACAGTATTCAGCCCAGACCAGAACCAGAGTGCTGATGCATGGAAGTTCAACACAAGACTTTATCATGGTGCATGGGTTCTTGACAACAAGACAGCAGGCGTTTATGCACACATCGCTAACACAGCAAATGTATAGTCATTAAATAGGAGAAACACAATATGGCAAACCAAATCAAAGCACAAGTTGCAGGTTTTGGAGATTCTTATTGGGTAAACACAGAAGTAGTTGGCTCTGGCGTAGCTGGAGCTGACTACCCTGTTCAATCAAGCGGAATTAAAGCAGCTATCGAAGCTGTTGCTCCAACAACACCACAGGACTACATCGTACTCAAATCTTCAACAGCATCAAGCACAAAGAAGTTCAAAATCACAGTAGTTGACAACGGAACAATTAGTGCAACGGAGATTGTATAGCATGGAAATTAAAACAAAGCATGGCACTATCGTAGGTTATGTAGGCGAACAAGTAGAAGTAGTCGAAACAGTCGAAGTAATCGAAGAAGAGCCAAAAGAAGAAAAGCCTAAAAAGGCAAAGAAGTAATAACACATAGCGAGGTATATATGAATATCAACGAAAAAACTACATTGGTACAAGCCTTGCTTGGGAATGATACCGAAGCAACAAATTCTCTGGTGCAAGTATATCTCGCATTTGCAAAAAATAGTGTATTGAATAGGTTGTACCCATTCGGTGTGCCATCAACAATTACCGATGTACCGACACAATGGGAACACGCACAATGCCAATTAGCACAACGCTATTTCCTACGAAGAGGTGCAGAGGGCGAAATTACCCACAATGAAAACGGAGTAAATCGTACATACGATAGCGTAAATGACGAGGACATACTCGGTGCTATCACACCTAAAGCAAAGGTTGGTGGAACTTATGCAAACGCTTAAACGAAATCAGCAAACGATTAAGTATAAGAATTGGGTAAGTGAAACCGCAATAACCGATAGCGATGGTAACGAAACAGGCGAGTACACACAAGCCTATTCAAATATAGTAGTTCAAAGAGCTTATGTTACGCCAAGTCAAGGCATTGTAGATGAAAAGATGTTTGGCGAAGATGTCAAGTATGACAAGGTAATTATTGTGGATAAGACAACGATTAATGAGCAATCCATATTATGGGTTGATGATTTAGACGAAACCCACGAACACGATTATCAAGTTAAAAAGATAGCGAAGAGCCTAAACTCTTATGCAATCGCAATAAAGAAGGTATAGCTATGGCGAAAACAGGCATTTACTTTTACAAATCAAGTATAGACAAGTGCTTGCGAGAGATAGACAAAGCTAAAGCTAACTACGAAAAGAAGATAGCAACGCTCCTTGAAAAACTTGGAGAACTAGGTCAGCAAACAGCGTGGGGCAAGTATCACGAAACACAGCTAAACCCAAGCGAAGAAGATAGACATTCCATAAATGTTACCTATGAATTTGTAGACACTAACACGATACAAATACTTGGTAACGGAAAGGGAATATGTTTCCTAGAGTTTGGTGCTGGTGCTGCAACCGATGAAAGCCACCCATTTGCTGACAATGTATCTTTCCAAGTTAAGAGAGGTTCGTATAGCGATTCTCACAATGGTATGTATGCTCAAACAGGTTATGACCATTGGTACTTTGGTGGAGTGAAGTATAGCGAAACCAAGCAACGAGCTGGAATGTACGAAGCATACAAAGCCATTACGCAACAAGTTTATGACATCGCAAAAGAGGTGCTTGGATGATAACAGCAGAGAACAAGATATTCACACTATTAGCGACTACATTAAGAACCAATTATACAGGCATTAATGTAGTAGGCGAATATACACCAACGCCAAGCAAATTCCCTTGTGTGTTCATCGAAGAAAAAGATAACTACACAGGCATATTTGATGGTAGTGGCAACGAGAAAACAAGCAATCTCACATATGAGATAAATGTATTCTCAAACCTTGCAAGTGGGCGTAAAACCCAATGCAAAAACATAATGAACACAATAGACGGCAAGATGATAGAAGCAGGCTTTAGGAGATTATCTCTTATGCCAATACCAAACGAAGATAGCACTATCTATCGCATGGTAGCTCGTTATGTAGGCTCTATTGATAGCAATTCTATGATTTATAGGAGATAAACAATGGCAACAGGAGTTTTAACAAATAGAACTTTCCTGATGAAGGGAACAGGCACAGGAACACTTACTTATACAAAGTTAGTTGACATCCTTGATTTCCCAGATTTAGGACAACCGCCTGAAAGTATCGACATCACAACTCTTTCTGATATGGAAAGACACAAGATGCTTGGTATTACAGAAATCGACACAATGACATTCACAGCTTTATATAACCCAACTGATTACGCTACACTCGAAGCACTTACAGGCGAACAAAATCTCGCTGTATGGTTCGGTGGTACAGATTCATCAACACCAACAGGCTCTAACGGAAAGTTTGCTTTCAAAGGCGAAGTAAAAGTTACAGTAAATGGTGGTGGAATTAACGAAGCTACACAAATGACAATTACTGTTGCTCCAACAACAGCTATTACATTTAGTAACGGTCAGTAGGATAAAGAGGTAGGCGAATGAAACAGATTACTGTTAAGGATGAGTATGGAAATAAATACGATCTCTGCTTTACAGCAAAGAGCGTAATGTTAATGGAAAAGCGTGGCTTTAACATTAACGATATAGAAGGTAAGCCGATGACTACAATCAATGACTTGTTCACAGGTGCATTTCTTGCAAACCACAAGAATGTAACCAAAGAGCAAATCGACAAGATTTACAACGGTCTAAAAGACAAAGAAGGCTTACTAACTAAATTAGTTGAACTTTACAACGAGCCACTAAATGGCTTAATTGACGAGGGAAACGCAGAGTGGGAAGCGAATTGGTAGACGATTCGACTTCTTTGGAAGGGGTAGGCGATGGGGAACAACCACAACCTACCCTTTCATATACCGAGATATTTTGGCAAAGTCTACCTTCCTATATGGCACTTGGAATGAGCTATGACGAGTTTTGGAATTGTGATCCAAGAGCATACAAAGCATACAGGGAGAAATACAAAATATCATATCAACATGAGAATGAAGTCTTATGGCTACAAGGAATGTATATCTACGAAGCGATGTGCAATGTAGCACCAAGATTCAATTCTCTTAAACCTAAAAAGGGAGCTGACTACCCTAAAAAGCCATATGACATATTCCCAGAGCAACAAGCTCAACCTATGTCGGTTGAAGATAAGGGCATGGCGAAGATGATGGCTTGGATGGAAAGGACAAATAAAAAACATGGCAGATGAAATATTTGAATTAAAAGGAAAAGTCAGCATTGACACAAAAAGTCTTGATAGTGCTATTAACAAGCTAAAGACAACTCTTGATAAGTTTACAGGCATGACAACCAAGAATGTTGAAAAAACAAGAAAAGTTCTTGGCGAAATGGTTAGTGTTGCAGAAGGATCTAAAACCGCTGCAAAAGCGTTAGAAGATATAGGCGATGAAACCGAAGATACAGGAAACAAAACCGAAGAAGCTGGTAAACAAGCAAAGAAGTCAGCAAGTGGCTTTCAAAAGCTTTGGGGGCAACTCAAAAGAATTGCTTTATACAGAGCAATAAGAGGTGTGCTTAAAGCCATTGCCAATACTGTCAAGGAAGGCACAAACAACCTGTATGAGTTTGCGAAACTTACAGGGAGTGGCACTTTCGCAAAGGCAATGGATAGCATAACAACTAACTTGACCTTTATAAAGAACTCGCTAGGCACAGCGTTAGCACCTGTCATTACAGCGTTTGCACCTGTAATTGAAAGCCTTGCTAATGCGTTTGCAGACTTGTCTGAAAGGGTTGCAAGGTTCTTTGCCTTACTAAACGGACAAAATGGCTACTATCGAGCAATTAAAAACGCAAAAGAATATCAAAAAATTCAAAGACAAATACTTGGCTTTGACGAGCTAAACATTCTTGGTAGCAACAATGGTAATAGTGCATATGACTTTGAATGGGTTGAAGATTTTGGCGAACTATCCAACTTTGAGTTAGTGATTCAAAAACTTGGATTATGGTTCAAGGAAGTAATACCAGAGAATATTGATCCGTTAGTTGTAGGTGCAGCTATTGCTCTTGCTATTAATGGCGTTGCAGGTATCTTCTCTGCAACAGGCACTCTTGGCGGAATGGATTTAGCACTCAACGCACTAACAATGGGTTTAGGCTTTAGCGACATACTACCAACAGGCATAAGTGCAGCTCTTGTAGGGTTAGCAACATTCAATGCGGTAAAAGGAGCATTTGGCTTATTCTCACTTGATGGGGGCATTGAAGCTGGTATAACCGCATCAATAACAAGCGTTGCATTATTATTGACAATATCATCAATTAAGACATTGCTTAACGCTGACAAGATAAATGATAGCGAATTTTGGAAAGCTTGGTACACACTTGCTGGAACAACAGGCGTATTTACAGGCTTGATTATGAAAGCCTTTGGTGGAGCAACTCTTGCAACCGCTGGACTTGCAGCAATAACCGTTGGCGCATTACTCACAATAGCAATTACACAAGCAAAGATCGAAATGCAAACTAATGATAGTTTGAATGACCAAGCAAGAGAAGATGCTATTAAAACAATCCTTGATGGCAATTCAAGTGCCACCGAAGTAATTAATGCTGTAAACACTATGGCGCTTCTTGATGAAACCGATGGTTTCTGGGAGGAAAAGCAACCAAAGATTTCTGTTCAAACAAGAGCTAATGGCGGTGCTGTAAACAAAGGAGAGCTGTTCATCGCTGGAGAAAGCGGAGCTGAACTCGTATCATCTCTTGGTGGTCGCACGCAAGTATTCAATGACACTCAACTTATTGGCGAGTTGTCAGTAGCGAATGAGAGCGTTGTTAGTGCGGTAATGCAAGCAGCAAATGCAATAGTATCAAGCGTAAACAACATCCCACAGCCAAGCATAAGAATTGGAGATAGAGATATATACAGTGCTTCTCAGCGTGGGTCACGCATTATCGGTAAAAGCTTAGTAGTAGGAGTATAAAATGACATTTACAGTTAACGGAGTAGATATTACTCCTTATATAGCCAATAAAGGTCTTAAATACACACGTAACGACATAGATGGCCCAAATGCAGGACGTATGCAATCGGGAGAAATGTTCAGAGATAGAAAAGCCGTTAAAGTAAGATGGGATGTGACTTGCATCCCTCTTACAAGCACTCAGTTGCAAACTATTCTAACCGCTATTTATCCAGAATTCATTTCTGTTACATATACAGACCCTATGACTGGACTTAACGTATCAAAAACAATGTACTCTAACAACGTTCCATCTCAGTATTTAATGCTTAAAACAGACGGGACTGAGTACTGGTCTGGCTTAGTATTCCCTCTAGTAGAAAAATAAGGAGCATTTATGAGTAATAGACTTGTAATTGGTCAAAACGAAATTGAATTAAATGACTCTCATATTATTAGTGGTGAAGTTATTACAGAGAACGCTTTAATAGACGAAAGCTTAACTATAGATGAAATAAAGATTAGTTTAAGAGTTGTTGAAGAAGATCAGCTGTTAGATGTCAACCTTGTCGAACTTGAAGACTCGCAAGGTCAAATGCTTTTAGGTGATGGTATAGAAATAACCGACCTCCCATATGCTAAAGAAATGTATTACTACCACGATAATAAACTCGTTGGGAAGTTTTATAAAAATACATTCAAAAGAACATCTAAAGAAACTTGGGAACTTACTGGGTTCAGCGGTGTTGGACTTCTTGAAAATCAAATTCATAAAGGCGGAATATATAATGCCACACCAGCAAGGCAGATAATTGCAGATATTATGGACGCAACGCTTGTATCAAGCACTTCAGCTACAGAAACATACGATGGTGTCTTTCGATTTGTGCTTGAAAAGGCTGTTGGAGATATTGCTCTTACAGGATGGCTTCCTTGGGAAACCAAAAGACTGTCGCTTCAACAAACATTATTTGCACTTGGAGCCTCGATTATTAAGGATTCTAACGGTGTAGTAAACATTATCTTTAGTCAGCCGTCATCATCTCGCACAATAGGAAGCAACCTTGTTTATGAAGGCGGGGTTTACGAAGATACGACACCTATAACAGGCGTAAATGTTACTGAACATGAATATCTAACAACAGGAAACGATAAATACATTGATTTATTTACAACAGATACCTATGTAGAGAACTCCCTTATTACTTTTGAAAACCCTTGTTACAATGTGGATTGGTCAGATTTTCGCAGTGCTGAAGTTGGAGTTAATTATGCAATAGTAACAGGAAGAGGAACTCTTTCTGGCTATGAGTACACTCACAACACAAGAGTAATTCATAAAACTACAGGCGTAACAGGAACTTTAAAAGAAGTATCAGTACAAGAAGCAACACTAGTTTCAAAGGCAAACTCTGAAAATATAGCAAATCGAGTTGCACACTATTATGGAAATAGAAAAATCGTAGACTATGCTTTTGTTGTTGACAATGAGAAAACTGGAGACAGTGTAGTAATTCCAGACCCATATAACGAAACCGAGCTAAAAGCTGGATATATCCAAAGAATGGATATAACTATGAGTGCTAACCTCAAAGCCCAGTCTCAGATTGTAGTTAACTGGACCCCTAAATATGTTGGTAATACTTACGATGTTTACAAGATTTTAACAACAGACGATATCGTCAACGGTGTATGGACAGTACCATCCGCTATGGTTGGACATAAAGCAAGGGTCGTCTTCTTTAGCGGAGCTAGAGGCGGACAAGGAGGCTTTGCTGGTTCAGGCGGAGGCTCAACTAACTACCAAGTAACGTATGGCTCAAGTACATGGTGGACTGGCGATCCAGGAGGCGGTGCTGGTGGTGCAGGTGGAGCTGGCGGTGCTGGCGGTGAATATGGCGGATATGTGAATGACGTTGAATATTCTGCACTTGCTTCATCCTATAATGTTACGATTGGAGCTGGTGGAGCTGGTGGAACAAGTAATGGTGGAGCAGGTGGAGCTGGTGGTCAAACTATTTTTGATGGAACATCATCTTATAGCGGTACAGCTTTAATAAGGAACTATGTAAACATTATAGACGGAACTATTTATTGTTCTAAAGGA